GGTTGATGTATCCGAGGACACGGAACTTGTGACTCTTCTTGAACACCCAAGGGTGCGTCTCATCGAGCTCATCCAGGTCAGCCCAAGGAATCTTGGTTGGAATGGAGAGCTGTTCCGAGAACGGTTCAGAGAGAGTCCACGAGGTAATCCGACCGGTCTTGACCAGACGGGCAGGGGTTGATTCGTCGAAGACAATGGGGAGGGAGTTGACCGTCATGTATCGGGAGTGAACGAAGTTCTTTCCGAGAGAGAGGGTGAACCCTACCGACCTTGTCGCGGCGAGCCAGCGCTGGTACTGTTCTGGGTCGGATCGGAAGAGGATGTCGTCACCGTTCACAAGGACGGGGAGGAGTCTCAACGCTCGTCGACCCTGAAGGAAGTCCTTACGGACCTTATCCGGGAGCGATTGAATGTATGTAAATAGATTCAAAATGCAGAGGATAGGGAACGAGAGGACCGAGCCCATCAGTTGACCGTTCTTTTGGAGAACGGGATCCTGTTCGGCGTCCTTCGGGTAGATCAGTACCTGCTCGAGGAGCACGGCACGGAGGTGCGGAATCAGATGGCGATCCTCGCCGACCAGTTTGGCCTCGATGGCCTCCAAGACGAGCTTGGTGGCTTGGATGTCGAGTCCATCGGTTGCGGCGGAGTAATCACCCGAGACGAAATCCGCAGTCCTGTCACCGTGAAGTTTCCTTTCGCGTTCCATCATGTCATATACGTTTTCTTCCGAGAAGGTACGTGACGTGAGGTCGAAACAAGGAAATCTCTGAAGGTAGGACCAGAGGGCTTTTTGGAGGGGGCCGGCCAGGAACGATGAAAGACCCTGCATTTTGGTGATGATGCGGATCTTTAAGGGTTCCTGGAGGGCGATAACCTTGCAGAAGGGCTTGGATCTCCAGGAGACTGGAATATTCTCTAACACCTTCGGTTTGAGTGACCCGTAGCCGAAATCAATCGGCTCCTTGACGATTCTGAGCCACTCGTCGCGTGTTGGGGGGAGAAGTCCCCGTTCCTCCACGATGC